TTACTCACCACTTACGGCAGCGTCGATGGCATCCGCCACCTCGGGGTGTGTTTGTTTACGGCCCATGTAGACGTCGGTGGTCATCGAGATCCTGCTGTGGCCCAGGGCGTCGGAGATCTTCCGTGTCGACACACCGCCCTCGTCGGCCAGCGTGGCGGCGGTGCGCCGGAAGGTGTGGCTCGACACATCCCCGAATCCGATCTCGCCCCGAATCCGCGCCCACTGCGCGTTGAAGGTGTCGGGGTCCCTCAGCACACCGGGGCCCGTGCCGCTGGGGAAGATCAGGTCCCATTCGTCAGACCTCACCGACACCGCCGTCGTGCGTCGCGCATCGAGCATCCGCGTCACGAACCCCGGCAGGGCGATCACCCGTGCCGAGCTGTCGGTCTTCGATCCCTGTTCGAGCGTGAGCGTCGATCTGCCGCTGCGCCCCGACCGGATGACGTGGTTGCGGATGGTGATCGTCTTCTTCTCCGCGTCGTAGTCCGGCCATTGCAGCCCGAGCAGCTCCGATCGCCGCAGCCCGGTCCCGCACAGCATGACGATCGGGTCGAGCAGATCGACATCGCGGGCGAACTCGGAAACGGTGCGGGTGGTGTAGCTCCTGCTCGCTCCCTTCTTCGGTGGGAGCATCACTGTCGACGTCCGCAGCGCCTCCAGGAGCGCACGGATCTCATCTCCGGACAGCACGCGCGCCGGGGGCTTCTTCGCGGCACTGCGGGGCGCTGAGGCCTCGATGTCACGGCTCTTGTTGCGATCCCAGGCTCCCTCGGCGATCAGCAGGCGACCCATCGCCATCAGCAGCGTCTTGGCCTGCTTGGCCACCACCTGGCCGTGATCCTTCCCGAGGCCGGTGACGATCGCCTGCAGCCTCCTGGTCGTCGCCTCACCGACGCGGATCTCACCGAGCCGTGGCCGGAGCAACGAGGCGACCCACCGATACGAGTCCTTCGTCCTCGGCGCGAGGTCCGACTTCTCCACGTCGGCCATGTGCTGGTCGAGCACAACCGACATCAACGAACCCGTGGTGATGTCGCCACCGCCCTCCACGCTCATCATCTCTTCGATTGCCGCGACCAACGCCTGCTCGGCCTTGGCCCCGTGTCGGTCGGTTTCGCCGGGCGGGGTGTCTCTCTGGACCTTCCGGGTCACCCCGTCGAGACCCCGATAGCGCGCCGACGCCCGCCACCGTCCTGGTGCGAGCTGGGTCCTGGTGACGGTTCCGTGAGAGCCGATGGGCATGGCTGGTCGAGGCATGGTGTCGTCCGTTCAGATGAATGTTGTTGGTGTTGGTGGGAACGCTCTGAAAAGCACTATAGCAAGTCCGAGTCTCTTACCTGCATAAATACGTATTGCAGGGGTGTTGTCTATTCCTGTGAAATACCCCATCTGAGCGTGTAATACCAGGTCAGAGCATGTTTTCGGGGTTGCATTAGCCCGAGATAGCAGGTTTACTTATGGCATCGGCAAGAACAGCCGAGACACAAAACAAAAGATGGGCCTCCACCCGGTGCGAACGGATGAAGGCCCCGACACCGAGAACTGTGAAGGAGTTCGCAATGTCACACCCACAATATCCCAACCCGCAGTACCCCAACGCCCCGTACAAGGCCCCGGTGCCGCAGAAGCCGAAGAGCCCCTGGCCCTGGATCATCAGCGGAGCAGTTGTGCTGATGTTCCTCATCGGCTTCGTGGCGTCAGTGTCTGGCGGCGGCAGTGATCCGTCCTCGGCGGCATCGACCAGCTCGGCAGCGCCGGACACGGTCTACCGCACCGTGACTGCCGATCCTCCCGCTCCCACGACGTCGGACCGGACGCCGACAACTGCATCGTCTGACCTCACCTACCCCGAGAAGAAGTTCATCGAATATCTCCGCGACAAAGGTGTGAACATCCCCTCCACCGTCGAGGAGAAGTTCGTTGAACTCGGTCGTACCGCCTGCAGGGCACTCGATGCCGGGAACACGGTAGAGGCCCTCTACAAGGTCACCATCGACAAGGGTCGCCTGTCCTCCGACGATGCTGCTGCGTTCCTGGGCGCGTCCATCGGCATGTTCTGCCCGCAGCACATGAACAAGCTCCCGAGCTGATCCAAACCGTCCCAACACAATTCACGTTAGGAGATTGAAGGAGCAATGAGCATGGCCATCATCAAGGTGCCCCGAGCGACGATCTCGCGGCATGAACTGGAGGTCTTCCACGTCCTCTCGACCGCGCATAGCTGGCTGACGGTGACCGAGGTCCTCGACCGGGTCCGGGTCCCGATGTCGGACCGGGTGGTCCGCGACCATCTGGCCCGCCTGGCCGATCAGGGCATCGCCGTCCGGATGCGGATGACTCCGGGGTTCCGGTTCCGCATCGCCGACGATCCGGGCGCACAGAACCCCGAGTACCTGGCCCGCCTGTCCGAGGCGGCAGAGATCTTCGGAATCAACCGAGAGGAGAGCAATCAATGACCAGCGTGGAAGAACTGACCCTGGCGTCGGCGATCACCGACGTGCTCGACAAGCACCCGGAACTGGACGACCAGTACAAGCTCGCCGACCTGGTGTGGAAGGAGTTCGAGGGTCATCCCGACGAGCTGCGCCATGCCTTCGTCGTGATGGCGTCCACCTGGGTGAGCACCGAGTTCCGCCGTCGGCGTGCGGCGGCAACGCGGGAGTTCAACAGGGCCGCGCGGGAGAAGGCCGAGGAGACGACGGAGGAGAAGCCTTCGGGCGGTCATCGTCGCTCGGTGCTGGGCCGTCCGAAGGGCAAGGTCCCCAAGTCTCCGACGCTCAACCTCAAGCGCACGGCGTGGCAGAAGCTGTGCGAGCAGCGGATGTCGCTGGGCCATCGCAAGGGCACCAAGCGGTTCGGGGAGTTCACCCTCACCGATCTGACCGACGTCATCGAGATGCGTCGCGCCCATGCCGCCGCCACCCTGCACGGGGCCGACGAGCTTCAGCGCGTCGCCGAGGCGATGACCACGGCGAAGGTCACCGTGGTGCACGACCTGCCCGAATCAGTGGTGGCGACACTCGACCTGGACTCCCTCTCGGAATCCTGAGGGTGATCGTGCCGGGGCCAACGATCACGCGCCGACCATCGGTTTACCGCCCCGGACACGGTCATCTCCGCAGAGTGGGGCCATCGATTCAACGCCGACCAAACCTCGATCGCCCCCTCTGCGGGGTGTCGTCGGAACCGGGCCAGCTCATCGTCGCCGACCAAAGGTTGACCGCCAGGTTCCGTCGAGACCTCTTGCGACACAACACAATACTTCGGGGTGGGGCCAGAGACTATGCGCTGACCAAGCTCGGCTCGCCCCACCCCGGACCTCACAACTACGCAGACCTGCCGAGGCCACTCCCTGTACGCCGACCAGTTCGCTATCGCCTCGGCACCCAACTTCCCTGGGGCCAGCTCAGCATCGCCGACCATGCCCGAGACGCCTCAGAGGGAGCCAGTCTCCGGAGAGGGCCAGGGAAGGATCGCTGACCACATGATGTGCGCCCTCTCCGGGCCACCCCACCCCACAACGTCCTGAAGGAGGACCAACACGATGAACACCATCACCCCGTTCCTGCGCACTGTTGAACTGAAGACCATGTCGGACATGCTCGATGACCTGGAGGGCATCCGCATCGCCAACGAGAACCGCATCCGCTCCCTGGAGCAGGCGGACATCGGTGGCGAGGAGGTCGACACCCTCAAGGAGTCGCTGGCCGTCCTGACCAAGCAGGAGGAGGCGATCATCAAGGGTCTCCAGAAATCCATGCGCCGCCATCCTCTCGGCCCGTGGCTGAAGGCGCAGCGCGGGATCGGGGAGAAGCAGGGCGCGCGCCTCCTGGCCGCTCTCGGCGACCCGCTGGTGAACGAGTCCGGCGACGAGCCGGTCCTGCGCACCGTCGGGCATCTGTGGGCGTACTGCGGGTATCACGTCATCGACGGTGCCGCGCCGAAGCGCGCCCGAGGAGCGAAGGCGAACTGGAGTGCGACCGCGAAGATGCGTGCCTTCCTGATCGCCGAGTCCTGCGTCAAGCAGCCCAAGGGCAGCCGCTACCGCGACGTCTACGACCACGCGCGAGACAAGTACATCGATGCCGTCCACCCCGTCGCCTGCGTGCGCTGCGGACCGAAGGGCAAGCCCGCCGAGCAGGGGTCGCCGCTAAGCCTCGGACACCAGCACGCCCGAGCGCTGCGGGCGGTGGCGAAGTCGGTGCTGGAGGATATCTGGTACGAGTCCCTGCGCCTGCACCAGGAGCGCGACGAGCAGATCGCCGCCTGATGAGACCTGCCGAGGAGCCAATGCACACTCGCCGACCAATAGGGGAGCGCTCCTCGGCACCCCACTTGCCCTGGGGCCATACCATCAGCGCCGACCATTCTGCTGTCGCCCCAGGGCATCCCATTCTTGCCGAGGAGCCAGATACCAGACGCCGACCACCCTGAGGTCGCTCCCCGGCACCCTACTTCCAGAGGAGCCAAGCAGGAAACGCCGACCACAGGATCGTCGCTCCTCTGGAACCTACTTCCGGGGATGGGGCCACGCATCCGTCGCCGACCATCGACGTAGCGCCCCGCCCCCGGATTCCCCAACAACGAAAGGAAAAACTATGAGCGACAACAACTATCCCGTCGACTCCCGCATCGAGAAAGGAGTCGTGGATGACGACTTCATCGACCGCATGCTCGATGCCATCTCGGCGGCGGGTGGATTCGGTGAGGAGGCCCTGTGATCGATCTGATCTGTCCATGCCGTGAAGGAGACCAGAATCCCGAGCTGAGGTACGCCTCAAGGACCTGGGTGAAGAACCTGACGTTCGACCGTCTGGTGATCGTCGGATACTGCCCGAGCTGGTTGGAGCCGGACCTGTTCATCCCCGGCAACGACGGCCCCACGCCTCAGTCCAACGTCTACGGCAACGTGCTGAAGGCCTGTGAAACACCGGGGATCTCGGAGGTGGCGATCGTCGTCAACGACGACTTCTTCGTCCTGGACCAGGTCGGCACCCCCGAGATCTGGTACCGCAGCACCCTTCAGGAGCACCTGTCCACACCGCGTCTTCAGAGATCGATGCGCACGGCCTCCTGGTGGGCGATGTCGTTGCACAGCACCCTGGTCGCCCTGCAGACGGTCGGTGTCGAGAACCCCCTGAGCTACGAGCTGCATGTGCCGCTGGTGGTCGACACCGCCAGGATGGCCGAGATCTTGCACTACTTCGAGAACGTCACTCCACACAATCCGATCCAGTGGCGAAGTGCCTACGGCAATGTCTGCGGCATCGGTGGGGAGAAGCACGCGGACGGCAAGCGCTACGGGGCGGGGCCTCTTGGTGAGGATCTCTATGTGTCCACCGAGGACAGGTCGTTCAAGTACTTCCGCCGAAAGATCGCCGAGATGTTCCCCGCCCCCACTAGATTCGAGAAAGAGCAGCAGTGAACACCATCGACGCACTTATGGAAACCGTCGCGATGTCCTATCTCGCCGACGTCGCAGCATATGTCCCCGGAGATCAGGCCATTGTCGAGGTCGGCACCTATCAGGGTGCCAATCTTGTCGAGATGGCCAAGGGCGCTCATTCCGGTCTCGGTGCCGGGGTTTACGGGGTTGACTCCTATGGGACCGGCGACATCTACCGGAATCGCCCCAACATGCTCAAGCGCTACACCCACGCCGACCTCGACATCGCCCGAGAACACATCAGGACCAGCGGTGTGCAGGCGGACATCATCGTGGCCACCTCGGTGCAGGCGGCAGCCGACTGGGACGGTCCCGAGATCGGTCTCCTGGTCATCGACGGAGAGCACCGCTTCGACCCCGTCCTCGCCGACTTCAGGGCCTGGAAGCCACATCTGGCTCCTGATGCCACTGTCGCTTTCGATGACTACGGCGGTCGAGTCGGGAGCCAGGTGATCCGTGCTGTCGACACCCTGCTGGAGAGCGGCGAGCTGCGTCTCATCGACGTGGTGGGGACGCGCCTGGCGGTGTGCCGATGATCGAGACCGACCCCACCATGAAGGCCCTGCTCGGTGTCTACCGCGCCGAGCTGGCCGAACGTGATGCCGAGATCGAGAGGCTGACGTTCAACGCCACCGTCGCCGAGGACCGGGCCGACCGTGCGGAGCGCGAGAAGGGGACCGCCCTGGACCATCGCGACCGCGCACTCGAAGGCAAGCGTGTCGCCGAGGACCGGGCCGAGAAGCTACTGACCATCATCGAGACCCTGAAGATCGAGCTGCAGGGCGAGCGCGAGGCGCACACGACGCTGAAGGACGAGCACCGGCAGCTCACCCATCTGAACGAGTCGCTGCGTATCGAGCTGAAGCTCGCCGCCGAGCAGATCGACAACTCGCCCATCGTCAGGTTCTGGACCAAGGACTGGGCGCAGACCGAAGAAGGCGGCGCGCCGTTCGTCACCATCGACCGGCAGGGTGGAAAGCGCGTGTTCGCCGAGGTCAAGAGGACGATCAGAGATGCCGACGTGCCAGACCTGACGGAGGCCGACGATGAGTGAGGACCGCTACGTCAACCCCCACACGGTCAACGCCTGGCGATTGATCCACACCCTGCTGTTCCAGGAGTTCAAGCAGCGCGTCGGAGAGAAAGAAGCTTGTCTGGACCAGATGGGGGCCAGCGCCTACTGCACCGTGATCGATGAGATGTGTGAGATCACCGACGACGATCGCGAGCGTGGGTTGTACGACCTGATGGACGGCAAGGGATCTCAGGTCTCCGTCAAAGTGAGCAATACCGTCGAGATGCTGACCCACATCACCATCGGGGCACTGATCCGTGCCGCCGAACTCGGTGGAGAGGACGAGCTGCTGAGCAAGATCATGTACACCTATCACGGCTCTCTGGGGCATCACGACCCAGCGGTACAGGCAGCGCGGGACTTCGTGGAGCAGCGCCTGGCCGACGAGATCGAGGGGCACACGTACGAGAATCTGACCGATGAGGAGTTGATGGACGATGACCCGGAGGACCCACAATCCTGAGGACGCCGTCATCTCGGCGATCGATGAGCTGGTCGACTGGCAGTTGGCCCAGCCCATCGTGGACGACTACGACGTCGACAGGTACGACCTGTGCCCTCATGAAGGGTGTTCGCTCTCCTGGCACGGGCTTCCTCAGGTCGGCTGCCCCGGCAGCGACGCAGAGGGCCCGCTACGAGGCCCGGAGTCGGTATCTGCGGGCATAGCGCTGCCCACGGCACCAGACACCCTGTACATCGGGAGAGGGGTGGATATCGACCCTGACGCGGTGACGTGGGACGAGCTGAGCAGTCTGGGATGGGAGACCCTCGGCTTCATCAGCGAGGAGACCGAACCGTTCTGGCGAGATGCTGAGCACGTCGCCATCGCCCCCTATGTCGTGCCCCGCGAGGTCCCCGTCACTCTCACATCGGAGGAGTTGGGGCTCGGGTGCAGCTTCGTGATGATCCGACCCGACGTCGAGATCACGGCGCGCGGCGGTGAGGATCTGTACGCGGAGATCGTCACCATAGTCCGCCATCCCCTCAGCGCCGACGAGCAACCCATTCCCGAGGCGTTCCTACACCAGGAGGGCCTGCAGCTCTGGGCCGACGGCAGGCTGCTGGGCAGGGTGCAGTCGTACCCGATGCTGACCGAGGAGACCGAGTACACCCATGAGTTCGGTGGGCAGATCGTTCATCGGCGGCGGTGGTGGACGTTGAAGTGCACCCTGATCGAGATCGAGAACGCGAACGTCGGGGTGCTGGGGACGTGGTGAGAGCCGAGATGTCTATAACTCAGCTATAGACCTAACACCCTTGCGAGAGGCCAGGATTCGGGCTTTGACCAGCGGTAGGATGAGGCCCAGACAGTCGAACAGCCAGGGCTGTGAACCCTGGCTGTTCAGAAGCTCAACCCTCACGATTGGCAGTTCTCATGGTATCAGCGAAATCTCGCCCCGCACCCCTCCACTGCCAGTGCTGCAACGTCGGATTCGTCGCCAGCCGCTCTGATGCCAGGTACTGCAGTGCCCGATGCCGGAAACAGGCGTCTCGTCTGAGGGCAAAAGCCCAGCATAAGTGTGACCTGATCCAGGGGTGTCGGATTAGAACAGATGTTCGAGATGTCACACTTATCCAGGGGAAACGTGGTGGTGCTGGTTTAGACATAGAGAAAGTAGAAGTAGTAGATACCCAGGTAGGTGTAGGTGAGAGAGATCATCTAATTCCCAAGAGGTGTGGCGCTCCTGCGGAGCGCAGTGCCCCGACCAGAACCACCCAGGGGGTGAAGGGCCAACGCCCCAATCAGATCCAGCGGCACATCGACTTCACCCACCACCTGGACGAGATTCTGGATCACCTGCAGTTCCACATCGAGCACGACACCGGTAGGCGCGTCACTCAGCGACGCCGAGATACCTGGGTCGCTGGGATTCGTCTTCTGATCACCCACGATTGCCGCACCGTCGAGGACATCCACTGCGTGATCGACCACTGCCACACCGTGGGATGGTTTGCCGACACCGAGCTGGGCATCAGCAGCGTCAGCAGCAAGGACGATCATGGCCTTCGCTATCGCTGGGACGACCTGTGGGAAGAGATCCGAGACGAGGACGTGGTGGCCTCGTGATGCAAGACTTAACCTATGGCTGGACCAAAGCCAGATTCTTGTGTGGTGGCCAACTGCGCCCGTCCCGTTCGATCACGTGGGCTATGCCTGGCGCATTATTCGAGGTGGTACAAGGGATCAGACCTGGGTGCACCGATCCGCGAGTACCGGCCTCGTGGGCAAAATGTCTCGGAGATCCTGTCCATCTACGCCAAACCGTCAGAAACCGGCTGCCTTATCTGGATCGGCCCCACCAACCCCCACGGCTACGGCGAGATCAGCTATCACGGCAGGCTGGTAAAGATCCACCGACTTGTGTGGGAGCACCACTTCGGTCCACTTCCGCATGGTGTTCGCATCAGCCGCAGTTGCGGAAACAGGCTGTGTGTCAACATCGATCACCTGTGGGAACTGCCACATGCACGCTGGAGATCTGCACTCTGATCCTGTGTTTCGCACCGGTTCGTCCGGGAAGAGGTGTGAACACACCACACAACACCTGCGCCCATTCCACCTGCGACCGTCTCGCCCACCGCCCCAGCGGCACCTACTGCAAGGTCCACGCCGAGCGCCTGCGCCGAGGACGCGACATGGATGCCCCCATCACCGACTACAGACCGCGCGGTTTGACCCCTCAGCAGGTCCTGGAGCACTTTTCAGCCCCTGGCCCTACCCCGGATGACTGCTGGACCTGGAGCGGGCCTGTGAACCGCTATGCGCGGACCGTCTACGGCGTGGTGACGATCGATCACGTCCCGTGGAACGCCCATCGTCTGGCGTGGGTCCTCGCCCATGGTGAACCGCCGCCGGGGGTCGAGGTGATGCACGAGTGCGACAACGGCACCTGCATCAATCTCCGCCACCTGCGACTCGGCAGCCACCAGCAGAACATGCAAGACGCGGTGGACCGGGACCGCATCGCCTATGGCGAACGCCAGGGGGCCGCTGTTCTCGATGACGGTCTGGTGCTGCAGATGCGGCAGTGGCACCGTGAAGGAATGAGCTACACCGATATCGCCCGGACCGTCGGTGTCTCGATCAACGCCGCCCGCTTCGCCGTCATCGGTACGACCTGGAAGCATCTTCCGCTGGAGGCGTCATGATCATCGATCCCGAACGCGTGGTGTATCTGGAAAACATCAACCTGCAGTTCAAGGTGCCCGGCTTCTCGGCACAGCCACATGTCGTTATCTCCACCATGTTTCACCAGATGTCGGCCTATCTGGCCGAGCAACTGCAGGCTTATGCCATTGATGTCCGCATCTATGACATCCGCGTCATCGGTGTGGAGCCCATCCCCGGTACTGCTGATGCCAAGGTCCACATGGCGTGGCGTCCCGAGACCGTCAACGCCGATGTCGAGCTGCTCGGCACCGACACGCTGGTCGAGGTGCCGCGTGTCACCGAGCAGATCACCCACGGCAGCAGGACCTGGGATCTGCGTGGCTGGGACGACATCCGTCACCGCTGGGCCTACTACTCGGAGGACCTATGAGCCGCCGCCCCTGGAACAAGCCGATGACCCCGGAAGAACGAGCACTGAAGGAGGAGCAGCTCACCAATCTGATCGCACACCGCCGTGCCGAGACCGAAGAGATCCGCCGCAAAGCCCTGGACGACGCCATCGAAGACACCCGTAATGCCTTGAAAGACTGTAGAATTGGAGGATCATGATGCACTCGAACCCACGGCCCGAAGGCGTGACACTGTTGCGTGCCACCGGTCAGCGCATCCCACTCGAACTGTCTGGAGAATCCTATCTGGACGACTCCGGCATCCGCGTCTGGATGGTGGACACACCCGTCGACTTCCGCGCCGGGGACAGGTATCACATCGACGTCATGCCGCCGAAGACCGCGATCGAGTTCCCGGTAGTAGCGGCAGACGGTGACTACCGATGAGCACTCCCGTCTATCACCATCCGCACACCACGAGCCCGCGCGTGTTCAGTCCCTGTGAATCCTGCGGGGCACACAAATCGGAATGCGATGCGATGATGGCCAGCGGTCAAGGACTTTGCTGTTCATGGTGTTTGGCGATAAGTCCCACCGACAATCACCAGCCGATCCCGGTCTACACCAAGGACTCACCGTGAGCCGGACCAGCGACAAGGACTACCAGCGCATGCGAGACGAGGCGCTGGCGATATCGGATACGTGCTGGCTCTGCGGAGGATGGATCGATCCCGAGCTGGTCTGGCCCGATCCGATGTCGGGCAGCTTCGATCACTACGACCCGGTGGCCGATGGCGGAGACAACCTCGGCCCCGGTGCAGCCAGCCATCTCGACTGCAACCGCAAGCGCCAGAAGAAGCCGTACGAACAGATCATCCGCGAGCGTCAGCCTCAGCACGGACGGAGCTGGTGATGAAGATTCCGAGCAGACACCAGATGACCGACGGCTACGGTCACGTCGTCGTCGGCACCATCACCAAGGTCGAGGACACCGGCAGCACCGAGACGCATGCGAACTACTCGGTCACGTTCGTCCCCGATCCCGAGTATCGCGACGTGCTGCTGTTCCAATGGGGAAGGCCGGACTGATGACCACACCAACCCGCACCTGGTACATCGCCTTCTGCACCGACTGCGTCCCGCGTTGGCCCACACCCTTCCTCAGCGAGCAGGAGCGCGACGACTGGGTGACCCAGCACCAGAACGACACCGGCCACACCCTGGACACCTACACACTCTCGCCGACCTCGTGAGTACTCCACTCCACTCACCTCACCTATGCTCCACTCCACACTGCTCACTAGTACTCACCTCTACTCACCTCACGAGCACTCACCTCACCTACCCTCTACTCCACTCATGGGGGTCGCGTTTGAAACGCCACCCTTCACGTACCGAGGTACATGAGTACTCACGTACCCTCCACTCCGCTCACCCCTGGGGGGAGGACTCCCCTCCGTGCAGCACGCTCGCATACTCCTGCTTTGCCGATATCTACCTCTTCGTAAATATCCGGACACCACCGTCAACAAAGATCCTGCCAAGTCTGCTTGGTACAATCCCCTGTACAGAGCGACGGGACGGTGCTATGAGCGATGACGAGAGTCAGACACTCTCCCAAGTGGTCGCCACCCATGACCGCACCGCGATCCTGCAGGCTCTGGGAACACGCATCGCCGTGGAGATGGACCGCAACCCCTCCGCCGCCGACTTCGGGTCGCTGTCCAGGCAACTGATCATGGTGCTCGACCGGCTGGAAGGACACGTCCTCGACCCCGCCGAGGCGCGAGAGGAGGCCGTGGAAGATGAGCTCGCCGCTCGCCGAGCCGCTGATGGGCAATCAGATTCCGACGTTCGAGCACGTCCCCGACGGGATCGTCGGTCTCGGTGACGCCGAGGACGCCGTCTTCCTGGCCGAGGGGTACCAGTTCGAGCCCGACCCGTGGCAGCGTGACACCACCCTGAGCTGGATGGGCCTGAAGGCCGATGGCAGGTGGGCCGCGACCCGCTGCGGATTGTCGGTGGCCCGTCAGGACGGCAAGACCGGTGCTCTGGAGCCACGGATTCTCTACGGGATGACAGAGCTGGCCGAGCGCTTCCTCTATACGGCACATGAGATCAAAACGGCCAAGAAGATGATGTCCCGGCTGTTTTTCTACTTCGACAATCCTTCGGTATTCCCCAAGCTCTATCGCCAAGTGGTCGAGATCCGAAAAGCCAACGGGCAGGAGATCATTCTCCTGAAGAACGGTGGAAGCATCGAGTTCGCTGCCCGCACCAGAGGCTCCGGTCGCGGCTACACGGTCGACGTGCTGATCATCGATGAGGCGCAGGAGCTGACCGAACTCCACCTCGCCGCGCTGCAGCCGACGATCTCGACCTCGCTGAACCGGCAGACGATCTTCCTCGGCACTCCCCCGGCGCAGGGGATGGGCGTGGTGTGGACCAAGATCCACCAGGACGCCCACAGGGGCACCAACCCACGCCTGGCCTGGAGAGAGTGGGACAACGGGCCCGAGGTGGACCTGGACGACCCGCAGGTGATCGCGGCGGTGAACCCCGGATTCGGCTATCGGCTGGACCTGGAGAGCTTCGAGGACGACCGGGGCGTCATGTCGGACGCCACCTATCTGCGGGAGCGGCTGGGCTGCTGGGGCGCGGAGCAGATCCTGAGCAAGCGGGTGATCGATGACCTCACCTGGCGGGCCAGTGGCGATCCCACCCTCATCGACGCGGGCAAGGAGGTGGCCCTGAGTGTCGACGTCGCTCCGGATGCGTCGAGCACCTCGATCTCCGGTGCCACCTGGACCACCACCGAGGGCATGCCGTATGTGGACGTCCTGGAGACCCGTGGCGGTGCGCCGGACTGGGCCGTCAACTACATCGCGGGGGTCTACGAGCGCCAGGATGTGCGGGCCGTCGTCATCGACCCCGCGAACCCCCACGCATTGGCCCTGGTCGACCCCCTCAAGGAGAAGGGGATCGCGGTCACCCTGCTCACCGTCCGGCAGGTCATCAGCTCGACGCTGCAGTTCTACAAGGCCGTGATGGGTGCCGAGATGCGTCATATGAGCCAGATCAGCCTGGATCTGGCGATGGCCGGTGCCCGCAAGCGCCCTATCGGCACCGCAGGCGGCTGGGGCTGGGGACGGGCGAACGACACCATCGACATCACCCCGGTGGTGAGTGCCACCAACGCGCTGTGGGGCCTGCGCTCCACCGAGGTGGCGAAGAAGCAGAAGAAGAGGACTGGTGCGGCGTGCTTTGTGTAGATGGTGCTCCACCCCTCGGCGAACATGCTGTGGTCGGCGTTCGTCTGATGGCCGAGGTGGTGAAGCGAAGTGTCCGTGCGCTCCGTCTCTTGGTCGGCGGAAGCTGCTTGGCCCGGACACCAAACAGCCTACAGCCCAATGACAGTCGAAAACTGAGGAGGTGGTGAGAGGTGCTCACACAGGAGGAGATCACCGATCTAATCGGGACGGCGTGGCAGCTCCAGCTCTCCGAACGTGTTGAGCTGGACAAGATTCACCGCTTCGTCCGGGGCAAGGACGGCTACCCGGTGCTCCCGGAGGACGCCGAGGCGGAGGTGAAAGAGATCGCGCGCCACAGCATCCGCAATGTGTTGTCGCTGGTGCGAGATGCCTTCTGCAACAACCTCTCGGTGGTCGGATACCGCACCGCCACTGCGTCGGAGAACGATGCCGCCTGGGCGATCTGGCAGCGGAACAAGATGGATGCCCGTCAGGGCGAGATCCACAGGGCCGCAATCACTTACGGAACATCGTATGTCGTGGTGTCTCCCGGTTCCAGCGGTCCGGTGTTTCGCCCGCGCTCTCCCCGTCAGATGATCGCTCTGTACTCGGACCCGTCCCTGGACGACTGGCCCGCTGTCGCCCTGGAAACCTGGGTCTCCATCGTCGGCGGTCGCCGCCGCCGCGTCGGTCGGCTCTACGATGCGGAGTTCATCTACCCGCTGGACCTCGGGGAGCTGGCGCTCACCGACTTCGGCACCACCTCGGAGCCGTCGTCGGCGCTGACGTCCAACGGCATCCGCCCGGTGGGCTTCGGGGACGTCATCCCCCACCGCGCCACCTCCGACGGCGAGCCGGTGTGCCCGGTGGTGCGCTACCCGAACGGATTCGACAGCGACAACCCGTCCGAGGGCGAGGTCATCGGCCTGATCGACCCGCAGATCGCGCTGAACAACGTCAACTTCGAGAGGGCCATCGCCAGCCGATTCGGTGCATGGCCCCAGAAGGTCATTTCGGGCTGGACCGGCACCCGGCAGGAGGTGCTTCAGGCCAGTGCTCGCAAGGTCTGGACCTTCGCCGACGAGGATGTGAAGGCGCAGAGCTTCCCACCCGCCGCGTTGGAGGGATACAACGCGCTGGTCGAAGAGATGACGGGAGCGGTCCTGACCATGGCGCAGGTCAGCCCGGTCCAGGGTGCCACCAAGATCATCAACGTCTCCGCCGAGGCACTCGCGGCTGCCGAGGCGCAGCAACAGCGCAAGATCTCGTTCAAGCAGGAATGCCTCGGCGAACGCCACGAGCAGCTTCTGCGCCTTGCCGCCGAGATGGACGGCGACACCGCCACCGCTGCCGACTCCGGTGCCGAGGTGATGTGGCGCGACTACGAGGCCCGCACCTTCGCCGGGGTGGTCGACGGTGTAACGAAACTCGCCGCCCAGGGCGTCCCCATCGAGGAGCTGCTGGTCCTGGTGCCCGGACTCACCCAGCAACAGATCACCGGCATCAAGGCCAAGATGCGTGGCACCCAGGCCACCGCACGGATGGATTCTCTGCGGGCCACGGCGGCGGCATTGCGCCAGCCCGCTGTCCCCGCCGCCCTTCCCGCCCCGGCGGAGGTGCCCGCATAGCCCATGAGCGACATCGCGGCCATCGAACTCCAGCAGGCGCTGGACGACATCACCACGCTCACCGAACACGACCTGCGGGTGATCTGGGATCTGTACTACACCGGCAACAACGACCAGATCCGCGACATCCTGCTGGAGCTGGTCCCCGAGATCGTGAACCAGTACGGGGGTCTGGCAGCCAGCCTGTCGGCAGACTGGTACGTCGACCTGGACCCGTCCAGCGACTTCGAGCCGAAGCCCATCGAGCCGCCCCCGCCCGCACAGGTCCAGGCGAACGTCCGCTGGGCGCTCTCGCCGTTGTTCCAGCCCTCTGTCGACGTCCCCGAGTCCCAGCAGGTCCCGCTCGCCGAGCGTGAGCGGCTGGCGCTGAGCAACCTGACCGGATCGGCGCAGAAGTCGGTCGCCGACACCGGCAGGGGCACCATCTCGGCCAGCGTCCAGGAGGAACCGGGAGCCCGCTGGTACCGCCACGCCTCCTCGAATGCCTGTCCGTGGTGCCGGGTCCTGGCCACCCGCGACGCGGTGTATCGCAGCGAGAGAGCGGCGATGAAGAGCCACGACTGGTGCAACTGTGTTCCCGCCGTCGTGCGCCCCCACGGTGATCCCTACACCCGCCCGTCCTATGTCGATGCGTGGGAGGCCGAGTACATCGCGGCCCGCAAAGAGGTGGGTGGCGACCTGGACGACATCGTCAACTTCTTGAGACGTCAGGATCGAGCCGCATCGTGATTGACACAAAGGTTGGTACGATCAGCAGCGAAACGCCCACGTCGAGCGGGAATCGACGGAGAAATGCCGACGGGCAGAAACGGAGAACACCATGAGTGGCGAGAACAACACCGGGCCGCAGACCCCTGAGGGGCAGCAGCCACCGGAGGGCGACAGCTTCCAGGCCATCACGAGCCAGGAAGATCTGGACAAGATCGTCGGACAGCGACTGACCCGTGAGCGGGCGAAGTTCGCCGACTACGACGACTTGAAGGCCAAGGCATCCAAGTTCGATGAGGCCGAAACAGCGAACAAGAGCGAGCTGCAGAAGGCCATCGACCGTGCCGAGAAGGCGGAGAAGCGGGCCGAGAAGGCCGAACTCTCCGGTCTCCGTGCCGAGGTCGCGAGAACCAAGAACGTGCCGATGGCATCCATCACCGGCACGACCAAGGAGGAGATGGAAGCCTCCGCCGACGAACTGATCGCGTGGCGCGACGGTGACAAGGCACGACAGCAGTCGTCCAAGCCGCCCTCGAACCTGCAGTCGGGTGCGTCCGGCGGCGACGACAATCTCACCGGAAAAGAACGAGCCGCAGCGGCCCTCCGGCAGATGCGGCGCACCTAGACCCGCAAGCACTTCCACGTTGGCGGGCGAATGAAAGGAGTTGGCCCCCATGGCTGACATCGACCGCACTGACGTGGCGACTCTGATCGCCGAGGAATACAGCAACACCCTGCTCACGTCGGCGGCAGCAAGCTCCGCCGCGATGCAGGCGTTCGGGACCGTGAACATGGGTACGTCCACCACCCACATGCCGGTGCTGGCGACTCTGCCCACCGCCACCTGGGTCTCGGAGACCGGCACCAAGGGCACCACCGAGGTGACCTGGGAGGACCGCACCTTGGTCGCCGAAGAGGTCGCGACCATCGTGCCCATCCACGAGCACATGGTGGACGACGCCAGTGTCGCCATCCTGGACGACATCGCCAAGCTCGCAGGTGCCGCTGTCGGCAAGACGCTGGACGAGGCGGTGTTCTTCGGCGTCAACAAGCCGGTGTCGTGGGCCAGCGACGACCTTCTGGCCGCAGCCACTGCCGGATCGCAGTTGTTCGCGGTGGTCGACGGCAACGCGAACGCGGCGGACCTCTGGGGCTCGATCAACCAGGCCGCAGCGGCACTGGCCGAGGCGGGCTACATGCCCACCTCGCTGATCACCTCGGTCGGCCTGCGCTACCGCATGGCCAACATCCGCAACGGCGATGGCAATCTCGCCTTCCAGGGCGACAACTTCGCCGGTTTCAACACCACCTTCAGCGCCAACGGTGCGTGGGACGGCGCATCCGCCGAAGCCTTCGTGGTCGATTCCAGCCGGGTCAAGATCGGTCTGCGCCAGGACATCACCGTGAAGTTCCTCGATCAGGCGACGGTCGGCACGATCAACCTGGCCGAACGGGACATGGTCGCCCTGCGCATCAAGGCCCGCTTCGCCTACGTGCTGGGCAACGGTGCCACCGCCAAGGGCGAGGACATGATGCCGGTCGCTGCAGTCACCCCGGCTGCAGGATCGTAAGGAACAGGAGAGCCAGTAGATGACGACACCGTCGCCCTACGCCCACTTCGTCCATGAGCGGACGGGGCGGAAGGTGCGTGCCCGTACGGACACGAACCTCTATACGACGCTGTCGAATGATGCTGGCTGGACCGAAGTCTCTGGGGACGGGACCCCGGTAGATGAGATCACCCCCTCTGTCACCGAGGTCTCGTTCTCAGCCCCAGAGACGCAGTCTGTCCAGGTAGAATCGGAAGCTGTTGAGCCAGAACCGATCCCAGAGCCGACTCCCGAACCGGAACCGGAACCCACCGTGGAGCCGGAGCCGCCGAAGCGTAACGCCAGTCGCGCGGCATGGGCGGAGTTCCTCGATGAGCTGGAACCGCCGATCCTCTTCGATGACGACGATGGCCGCGACGACCTGATCCGCATGTACGACGAGCGAATGGGGACCACCGATGGCACTGACTGATCAGGCCGAGGTAGAGCGCCAGCTCGGTCGTGAACTCACCGACGAGGAGCTGGCCACCCTTCCCGGCCTTCTCGATGAGGCCAGCGATCTGGTCCTCGGCTACCTCGGTCTCGACACCGCCCCGGACCCGGTCCCCGATGCGGTCGCCAGGGCCACCGCGTCGATGGTCGTGGCGGTGTACACCCGCCCCGCCTCGGTCCCGCTGAACGCCGAGCAGCAGAACGCGGGCATCTACGGCGTCCGGTACACCACAGGCTCCACCTCGGGCTCCCCGTGGCTGTCCAACGCCATCAAGATGCGCCTGGACCCCTATCGCACCGGCATGGTGACCATGTCGATGGTCTCCGAGCGCAACGGCTACAGCGGCGACGATGAGGTGGGGTACTGGTGACCACTCCCACCGTCTTCCCGCAGCCGAAGGACCGCATTGTCATCCCCGGCTACAGCGGCCAGTTCGAGGTCATGGGCATGGCTGAGGACATGTGCCACTCCCCCTTCTGGGCCGGTCCCATCGAGATGCCCACGCCGTACGTCGTCGGACTGATCGTGCACGCCAACATGACCCACACCGACGACGGCTACGGCAATCAGATCGAGTCGTGGGCCGAGCCGGTGGACTTCCCCGTCTGCGGATGGCAGACCTCCACCAAGGAGACCCACGAACAGGGCCGCGACAAGTCTCTGATCGACCTGGAGCTGCTCGTCCCCGGCTATGTGATCAATCTGATGCAGGTGAGCGGCTGATGGTAGTACAGATCCCGGACCCTAAGACGCTCGTTGTCTCCCTCCACGACGGCACGGTGGGGCGTCATAAGTTCATCCGCTGGGTCACCGAGGATGGCGAGCTGTCCATCTGGGGTCCCGACGGCGAGCTGTGTGCCGTCTACGCCGAGGGTTTCTGGGGCAAGGCTCTCGTAGAGTCCTCGTCTCCTGAACCCGAGACCGAGGATGACGACGTCGCCGTATCGATCCTGTCGGAGGTGCGGTGATGGCCAAGGTCAAGCACTACAACTCCGGCTACTACGACCTCCGCCGCGCCCCCGGCGTCATCGCCGACCTCGAATCGCGGGGCAAGCGGGTGCTGAAGGCCGTCGACCCGAAGGGGAGCATCGGCTACGCGACGAGCAGCACGCAGGGCCAGAAGCGCCCCCAGGGCCGCTGGATCGTCACCGTCTACACCAAGAGCAGGTATGCCAAGCGCCACAACGTGAAGCACAACGCTCTCGTGAAGGCGCTCGACGCCGCGAGAGGAGGCTGACATGGTCTCCTCTGCGCCGGTCATCCATCCCGCCGTGATGGTGGCCATCCACATCCTCAAGACCGATCTCCCGGTACTCCGTCCGGGCGCTCTGGTCTCCGATCGCTTCCCTGAGACCGACCCCGACGAGCTGGTGAAGGTGGGGCGCGCCGGGGGAATCAAGGCCAACATGGTCACCGACAATCCGCTGCTGATCTTCGAGTGCTGGCAGAAGCGTTCTCTGGCACCGAATGCGGAGGTGTTCTCGACAGACGTGCTGATGGTCCTGGAGGGCTCTCAGTTCAAGACCTACACCTACGGCACGAGCGCCGAGCAGGTGTTCGTGCGGTGGTGGAACCCGGTCGGCCTGGCCGAGTTCGATGACCCGGACAAACCGAATCTTTCCCGGTGGCAGATCACCGGGGAGTTGGGGTTGGCTACCAAACGCTGACCTGAGTCCAAAGCCCCGGACACTTTGGAAGGAATTGACATGGCCGACTCGGCGAACGTCTTCATCGCCGCGCCGCCGCAGGCGGCAGGCACGTTCTACCATGCGGATCTGGGCACCACCGCGCCCACCGATGCGTCCACCGCACCCGACAACGCCTTCGCGGATCTCGGGTATGTCGGTGAGGAGGGCTACACCAACGCCCGAACCCGCGATACCACCGACCTCAAGGCCTTCGGTGGCGACACCGTGGGCACCACGCAGAACAGCTACGACGAGACCGTGGCCGTCACGCTGATCGAGGACTCCAATCCGGAGGTGGCCAAGGTTATAAACGGCGCGGCGAACGTTGACACCGCGACGGCGGGCGTCACCGCGATCCTGCACAACAAGCTGCGTCTGCCTCGGGAATGCTTCCTGGTCGACACCATCGCCGACGGGAACCGGCTCAAGCGGCTGTTCATCCCCGAGGGCCAGGTGGTCACCGTGGACGACGTGGTCATCGTGCACACCGACATGGTGAAGTACCGCGCGACGATCAAGTGCTACCCGGATGCGTCGGGAAACAATGTTTATGAGTGGAACGAGGACGCCGACGAGACCTCGTAGTCGATGAACCACGGGGATGGGCGGCAGTTCCATGGTCGGCGTTCGGGCATTGGCCCGCCCCGTGGTCTCCCGACACTACATGATCTCGCTCGGGCGAGTCTGAACCATGTCCGGGGCACTCGCCCGAGCGGGGCACCACGCCCCCTCTCAAGCCCCCGGACACCGCAGTAAGGAGAGACCCCGGACATGTCGAACGAAGCAGAAGCAGACGTGAGCGACGGAACCGTCAAGATCATCGGAGCCAGCGACCCTCGGGTCATGGTTCCCTTCGAGGTGCCGATTGCTGGCCGACGCCCCATGAAGTTCTCTGTGCCGCGACTGCAGTTCCTGCCGTTGCCGGTGATGGAGGAGTTCGACAAATGGCTGGAGGAACGCGACAAGGTGGCCAAGGAGACACCGGATCTCGCCAAGGGATTCAAGCGTGTCGATGAGTGCATGAAGCTCCTGGAGCTGCTGCTGCCCACCGAGAAGTACCAGCATCTCGAAGGTCTCACCGTCGGCGAGAAGTTGCAGATTGACAGCGCGTGGCGGGAACGGTCACAGGCCGACCTGCCAAAATCCGAGGCCTCGCCCGCCTCCTGAGCGATGGGGAGCGAGGCCAGGCGATTCGGTACGACCTCATCCGCCTCGGCGGGTGGACGAAGAGAGACATCGGCCCGGTGCTGGGCTGGGAGGAGGTTGAGTTGATCGCCAAGAACCTCCCCTACGACGACAAGTCGGCCCTCTACCGCCACGAGCATCCCGATGACTACTGGTTCGGGATGCCGGAACAATTCCAGGCGGCGATCCTGCACTCCATCCAGTCGGGTAACTGGCAGCGCGGTGGGGGTAAGGGCAGTCGTCCCGAGATGTTCAAGCCCAGGAAGAAGGCCGACGTCATCAAGGAGTCGGTCCCGGTCGACAACGTCAAGGACGAGCTGGCCCGTCGTCGTGCTGCGGCACAGCGGCGCAAGGCCCGTGAGGCTGCCAAGCTGAAGGTGGTGAGCTGATGGCTGGTGCCGAACTGGCGACCGGGTGGGTCTCTCTCACCGTCGAGACCGCGCAGGCCAAGAAGGACATCAACAAGCTCTTCGACTCCACCGAGGGCATCGCCCGGAAGGCCGGTGTCCAGGCCGGTCGCCGCTACGCCACCGGATTCGAGTCCGGTGTCCGTGGACTCGATGTCGGATTCGGCGATTCGGCCAGTGAGGCCGGACAAGAGGGATCGCAGGCCGGTCGCCGGTACCGGTCGAGCTTCGAGTCCCAGACCGACAACCTCGACGTCGGCATCCGGTCGGCTGCAGGCCAGGCGGGGTCCGAGGGTGCTCGTGCGGGCCGCGCGTTCCGATCCGACTTCGAGGCCGAGACCTCGCATATGGGTGCCGATGTCGGTGGCTCCGTCGCGGGGTCCTTCAGCGACTCGTTCGGCAATAATCTCGACCTGGAATCGGCGTTTCAGCAGGGCACCCAGGGACTCGGTACGATTGCAGCCGGTGTTGGCGTGTGGGCCGGACAGACGCTGGGGCAGAAGTTCGCTGAAGGATTCCAGGAGAACCAGAGGCGGAAGTCCGAATACGCCGAGTGGGTGCGAGAGGGCATGGGAGACATGTATGCCCCTGGCATCAAGTCAGGTGCTCTTTACAGCAAGGCGTTCCTGGTCGGTGCTGGTGGTCTCGCCACCGGTCTGGCCGCGCTGGTCGGCACCGCCATCGGTTCTGTCGCCAGCACCATCAGCATCGATCACCAGATCAACGAAATCCAGGCCAAGCTCGGTGCCTCTGATACCCAGATGCAGACCATCGGCAAGGCGGCAGGCACCAGCTTCGGAAACGCTTGGGGTGGTTCGGCTGTCGAGAACATGTCGGTGGCCGAGGTCGCCATCAAATCCGGCTTGGCAACCTTGGACACCAGCGATGCCGATCTCTCGCCGCTGATCGACCAGCTCCACATTGTCTCCACCGTCACCGGGGTCGAGATTCCCGAAGCGGCCCGTGCCGCCGGTCAGTTGATGCGCACCGGCCTGGCCGGTAGTGCCACCGAGGCGTTCGACATCATCACCAAGGCAAGCCAGAGCGGTGTGAACATCTCGGGCGATCTGATCGACACCATCACCGAGTACGGCACCCAGTTCCGCAAGCTCGGCATCGATGGGCCCGAAGCTCTCGGTTTGATCTCGCAAATGATGAAGGCCGGTGCCCGCGACTCTGATGTGGCGGCGGATGCCATCAAGGAGTTCAGCATCCGGGCGGTGGACGGGTCCAAGACTACTGTTGACGCCTATTCTCAGCTCGGCCTCAACGCCGATGAGATGCAGAAGAAGTTCCTGGCCGGTGGGAAGACCGCCGAGGACGCTTTCGGTCAGGTGCTGACGGCGGTGAAGAAGATCGAGGACCCGGTTAAGCGCAACGCCGTGGCCACACAGCTCTTCGGCACTCAGGCCGAGGACCTCGGCGACGCCCTCTATGCCATGGACCTACCCAATGCCGCAAAGGAAATGGACGGCCTGGCCGGTGCCACCAAACGTGCCGGGGACAAGCTCGGTGAAGACCCCGGCGTGGCGTTCCAGAGCGCCATCAATACGGTCAAGACGACTGCTCAGGACGCTGCCCGCGAGATCGCGGAGAAGCTGTTCCCGGCGGTGAAGGACTTCACCGAGAAGATCAAGCAGTACGGTCCCAGCATTGTCGGTGTCCTCGGTGATGTGGCCGGGGCCGGTTCGGGAGTGGCCAGCTTCTTCCTCGATCTGCCCGGTTGGGTTCAGGCCGGTTTCGGTGCGGCGGTACTGACTCGGATATTCAATTTCGGCGGCAAGGTTGATGGTGCGCGCACGTCGATCAAGAATCTTTTTGACGACTTCCGTACCAGCCCGTCCAAGATCGGCACTTTCAAGGGTGCGCTGGGGGGCATCTCTTCCTTCCTCGGTGGCCCGTGGAATCTTGCCATCATGGGCGCGGTGACTGCGCTCGGGTTTCTGATGGCGGCGCACGAAAACGCTGGGAAGAAGGCCGAGGAACAGAAGAAGAAGGAGCAGGAACTCCAGGACACGCTGAACCAGACCACGGGTGCGGTGACGCAGCAGACCTTGACGACGATTGCCAAGGACTTCGAGGAGAAGGGCGTCTTCGGGATCGCCGAGGGCTACGGGTACACCTCCACCGATGTGACCCGCGCCGCAGCGGGGCTCGATGAGGGGACGCGGCAGGCGATCACCCGGCAGGCAGGCCAGAAGATCGGTGAGGAGGTGCTGACCTCCAACAAGGGCATCTATCGGGAGTACGACAAGGCGGGAATCAACCGTCAGCTCCTGGTCGACGCATTGTCCGGTGATCAGGCGTCCATCGACGCCTACAACGCCGCCGTTCAGGACTTCTACGAGAAGAACCCCGGCACCACGGTTCGCCTACCCACCGACATCACGTCGCTGAAGGACAACCTCAGCGACACCGGCAAGGAAGCGGTGACGCTGGGGCAGGAGGTCAACGGGACCGGCGAGGCGATGGACAACGCCGCCGCGAAGGCACGGAGGCTTCAGGAGGCGAGTGTCGGCACGTTCAGGCTGACCGAGGAAGGAGCGAAGGCGTTTCACGACCTCGGCGTGAACGTCAAGGAGGTGCCCGACTCCAAGACCGTCGTCATCGACATGCCCACTGCTGAGCAGGAGAAGAAGCTCACCGACCTCGGCTACACCATCGAGCACAATCTGGACGGCACAGCCACTGTCACCCTCAACGACGAGCAGGCGCGCGCTCAGATTCAGTCGTTCGTCAAGGAGATCGACGCCGTTGTCGTCAAGCTGAAGCTGGACCCGCCGGACACCCAAGCCGTCTACGACGTGTTCGCCAACCTCAAGCCCGAGGTCCAGGCCGTACTCAAGCGAGACCCGAAGATGATGGAGGACTTTGCTTCTTTCATCGCGAGCCAGGAGCCGGAAGTCCAGGCCAAGCTGGTGAACGATCCGGTGGCGGCACAGCAGTTCGTCGCCTGGTTCACCAAGCTCAACCCCGAAGTGCGGGCCAAGGTCAATACCGACGACGTGAACCAGTATCTGACGTGGGTCGAGGGCCTTGACCCTGAGATCAAAAGCGAGATCGAGGCGGACCCGGCCAAGGCCGAGAGTGTGCTGCAACGATTCCTGGAACTGCCCGCCGACAAGCGCGCAGAACTTCTGGCCGATCCTGCCAAGGCCGATGCGACGGTGGCGACCTGGATCGCACAGCCTCGTTCGACCACCGTCACCGTCAACGCTCAAGCGGGAAAGAAGCTGTCGCCCACCGACCTGCTCATCAGCGGCAACTTCAGCTACAACGCCCAGGTTCAGGCCGGTATCGTCCAGGGTCCGGTCAGCAATCAGGCCACGGGCGGTCCCATCTCTGGCGGTATCCCCGGTGTGGATTCAGTACCGGTCATGGCGATGCCCGGTGAGCACATGCTCACCGTCTCCGACGTCAACGCGATGGGTGGTCAGCAGGGGGTCTACGACTTCCGCCGCGCGCTGCACATGTCTCGTGGCGGAGCCATCCAGCATCTGGCCTCGGGCGGCACCGTCCAGAGCGGTGCCTACATGACCACCGACATCCAGCGGTCGATGTGGGACTGGGTCCGCACCAACTTCCCGAACGCAACCCTGAACTCGGGCACCCGCACCCAGGAGAGCGGGGCGGGCTACGACTTCCACATGCAGGGCAAGGCGATCGACCTCGGTGGCCCGATGCAGGCCATTGCCGACGCCATCGCCCAGACCTTCAGCAGCAGCATCCTGGAGCTGTTCTGGGACCCCGGTCCCAACTACGACGACGGCAAGCCGATCGGGGCCATCGGTGGGCACTCCGATCACGTCCACTTCGCCATGGCCTCCGCCATCGCCAACGGCGGTACAGGAGGCGCTGGAGGCGCAGGTGCCGGTGTCAGCACCGTCCCGCTGACGCGCAATGCCGACGGCACCTGGACCTCCCCCGACCCGGCCTGGGCACATCTGATCCAGCGCGAGTCGGGCGGCAACCCGGCCATCGTCCAGCAGATCCAGGACGTGAACTCGGGTGGCAATGAGGCCAGTGGCCTCTTCCAGATCGCCAAGGGCACCTGGGCGAACTACGGCGGCACCGCCTACGCCCCGACAGCAGGTCAGGCGGACCCGCAGTATCAGGCCATCGTCGCCGCCAAGATCTTCAACGCCGAGGGCGGCAGCCCGTGGGGTGCGGGACTGCCGGGGCGTGAGGATGAGGCGGCACTGCGCGCCGGTCTGGTCCTGGGCACCGTGACCCAGAATCCGTGGACTGCAGAGGACCAGCTCGACCTGGAGCAGGCCGTCCTGGACCGCGACGACGCGAAGAAGAAGCGGGACGAGACCGCCGCCGACGTTAACGCCACCGACGAGGAGAAGCGGCGGACCGAGATCGCCTACCAGCGCGCCGTGATGCGGGTGCAGGAGCTGGAGGACAAGAAGAACGGTGTGTCGGTCGACTACACCAACGCGCCCGCCCCGCAGGTGCCCCCGCCCACCTCGAACATGTCGAACGAGGAGCAGGCGTACTGGGAGGCCGAGAAGGCGTTCACCGACGCCAACACCTCTCGCAACGAGGCCTATCGCGACGGCACTGTCGCCGAGCAGCGCCTGGCCGATGCCACCTATTCCAAGGCCCAGGCCACAAGAGACGAGGCCAAGCAGCTCTGGCAGGCCGCCGAGAAGGCCGGAACTCTGACCTTCGGCGATGAAGAGGCCGAGAAGGCGTACAGCATCCGTGGCCAGATCGAGGAGTACGGCGGCAAGATCGGACTGTCGGCCTATGACGTCGGGCTCGGTGCGACGAAGGACTCGCTGCCCTTTGAACTCGGGGAATCCCGCTGGTGGTCGCTGCTCGACACCGAGGTCACGAAACTGTCGTCCACCGACCGCGCGCACCGACTCGACCTGGCCAAGGTGGGCGAGGACGCCTACCTCGAAGAGTTCCTGAAGAAGAAGGGCATCAAGAGCTTCGACAGTGGCGGCTGGCTCCTCCCCGGTGAGATGGGCATCAACCTGTCGGCCCGCCCCGAGCCGATCTTCAACAGCCCCGACCAGCTCGCCCAGTTCGCCGCCAACTTCGCCCCCGCCGCCTCAGGGCCGGGACTGGTCATCGAGAAGGTGGTGGGCTACAGCCCGCAGGAGGTGGCCCGAGAGGTCATGAAGCAGTTCCGGTATCAGCAGATGCGCCAGATGGGCCAGGGAGCGGTGGTGGGCTGACATGGCATCTCTGGACATCGTCATCTACGGGGCCTTCGGCCAGACATGGCACGTGCACGGCGACCAGGCCGGTGCCGAGGGTGTGTACCTGCGCCAGGACCAGGTCGACGGGCTCATCGAGACCCCGGTGCGCCAGGTGTGGGATGCCAACGCCCGTCAGGTCGGCGGCACCCTGCGGGGGATGTGGCGCGACGTCCGCGACATCGGTCTGGGCTTCATCATCCAGCCCAAGGGCAGCCAGACGGTCGGTCAGGTGGAAGACGCCTTCCGCCAGTCGTTCGTCTATCGCAAGGACCAGTGGGACTGGGACGCCGTCCTGCCCCGCATCGAGATCACCGACCCGGTCAACAGCACCACCCGCAGCATCGACGTGCAGCTCTACGAGCAGGCCGACTTCAACCCCGGCACCGACTTCCTGGTCACCGACGCCGCGCTGCCCATCCTGCCGCTGCGGGCCGGTCAGCCGCTCTGGTACGAGGACGACATCATCGAGCCGTGGTCGACCACCGGCACGAGTGGCTCGGGCACCATCGACATCTCCAATCCCACTCCGGAACCGATGTACGCCAAGTTCGTCCTCACCCGCGCCACCGCGTGGGTGCTGCCGGACCTGAGCTGGTCGGGACCGCCCTATGCCCGCGTCCCCGGTACCGACAAGCGGACGGGTCGAGACGACAGCTCACGGACGATCCTGATGCCCGAGATCACCACCGCCCACGGCGGGGCGACGGTGGATCTCGACTACATCAACGGCACCGCGCTGATGATCCGCTCGGCCAGCGATGAGAACCTGCTCGGCCAGATGCCGGTGCCCGGTCAGTACTTCATCCACGAGTTCCCGAGCTTCCTGCAGCCGACGACCATCCCGGTGTCGGTCTCGGGAGCACCGGCAGGGGGCGCGATGGTGCAGCTCGTGCAGCCCCGACGCTTCGAGCGACCGATTGGCGGTGTCCAACTCCCATGACTTCCCCCATCGACACCGGACTCTCCTTAGAGGAGCAGTGTGAGGCCATCCTCGCGGCAACCAACGCCGCGCAGGAGGAGGACATCCGGCTGGGCCAGACCGACGACGTGGTGCGCATCTGGACCGGCGAGTGGGACCTCATCCACGTCCTTACCGAGTCGGACAAAGAGCGCTACGGCATCGCCAACCTGGACACCGCCGAGGCCAGCTTCGAGGTGCCCACCGAGACCTGGATCGCTCAGTGGCTGTTGGATCAGCAGAGCCGCGTCGACAACGACGAGAAGCGCAACGTCCATCTGACCGTCGACATCGCCGCCGGGGGCCAGCGGATGGGCTACCGGCTGAAGGTGGCCCGCCAGGAGGACCGCGCCGACGGCACGAGCGTCGTAGTGGCCGAGTGGATGTCGGACATGGAAGAGCTGAAGTACCGGTGGCTCAAGCCCAATCCGTTCCTGCCGGACATCGCCCAGATCCCCAAGCTCTTCCTGATGACCGCCCCGGTGGACTGGCTCAGTGCCGCCTCCCTGTTCATGGATCTCTGGCGCGAGCACAACCCGCTCCTGATCTTCCCCGATGATCCGCTGAGCCTGGAGTGGCTCACCACCCTGGACATGTCGACCTGGAACATGGTCGTCAAGCCGGTCAGCTTCGTGGAGTCGTTGGCCGACGGCATCGTCTGGAGCTTCGTCACCGCCCGGTGGGACAACTTCTGGGAGCGGATGAAGCTCATCTGGCAGGACGCCGAGGTCACCCCGGTGCTGCGCCGCTGGCTCGTCGGTGACGATCCGCCCTGGCCCGGTGCCAACCTGCGCAACGGCTGCCTGGTGGTCAGCTTCGAGGACAACTCGGGTAGCTGGACCGGCACCTCCCATGGCGGCACCATCGCTGACGGTCTGCTGCGCACCATCATCAACCCCGGCATCGACCTGGTGGACTCGTCCATCGACGTCATCACCGGGGGCACCGTCCCGGCGGAGTACTACGAGCCCGGAAACTGGCTGACCCGGAAGTCTCTGCCGTACTGCGTCTACTTCGGTGGCGAGAACACGGGGCTCCTGGACATGAAGTTCTCGTCGTTCCCCGGCACCGCCATCCTCCTGTCGACAGGAGGCCACTCGGCCCCTGGGGTCAACGAGGCCATCAGCGCGACAGTCCAGGCGGCAGTGGACATCGCCTCGGCGAACGTGAGTTTCCAGGGATACGGGCTGGGCAGCATCGGTGGGTCCGTGGACGCGTTACTTAAGCCATTTTATGAGGACACCCTTCTAGCTTGGATCGAGCTGAAACTTATCCTCAAGGCCCAGGATCAGGGATGGTCCAGGTATTACGAGCAGTTCATCGCATCTGCCGGTAAGGCCTACGGTTTGGACTCGGTGATAGTCCTGCGCTCCGGTGCGTGGATGACCAGAAGCTATGAGTCGGTGAGTTTTAGCATCCGAGACGCCCATCCGTTCGTCGTCGGCAAGCACTTTTGGATCGGTCACCGCATCGGTGCGGTTCGTCAGTTCGACAAGCTCGGCAGAATCTACATGCAGCAGGTGGTTCAGCTCACTCGCACCAAGTCCCGCGATGATTTCGCGATGTGGGAGATCGAAATGGGGAGCAAGGAAGACGAAGATCCAGCGGCAGCGGTGTATCGCAACCTCGAAACACTGATGGGGGCCATGCGCACCCTCGGCGTGTACTGACTTTAGGAGAAGCCATGCCAGGCAAAAAGTACGCCAGTATCAAGAACCCACGCGCCTATGAGGCGATGAGATCCCAAGGGATGTCGAAGCAGAAGGCAGCCAAGATCTCGAATGCCCAGGCGGGCAAGGGGAAGAAGGGACATAGCGGGAACAAGCGATGAGCAAAATCAAGCACTCTTACGAGAAGAGCTTCAAGGCAGGGCTGCCGGTACGGGGAAACGTCGATCCACTCAATCCCCGCCAGGCGTTCCTGCCATTCTTCGTCGGCTTCATCGTCAAGGGTGCGCCTCTGATCGCCGATCTCGTGTATTACGAAGAACTCTCGGAGCATCTCGTGGAGTGCCTCGGCATCCCCACCGAGGAGAAGGTCGTCAACGGCAAGAAGGTTCGGCGACTTCTCGAACCCATCGGGGAGTCCCAGGGGTGGGAGCCACGCCGCAAGTACATCCCGCCGCACACCCTGCTGGACAAGCGTGCGGCAGCGGGCAAGTGGGTGACGATGGACGAGCCCGAGCCCAGCCCGGAGTCGATCAGCGACACGCTGAACCGGATGGTCGATGCCAACTCTCGCACCGCCGCCGAGGGCATCCCGGCCTTCGTCCTGGTGAAGGACTTCCGCAAGGCGCTCAACCTGACCCACGCCCAGGCCAAGGAGCTGCTGAAGGGCTGGGGAGTCCCGAACGCCACGCCGCAGACCAAGATCGACAAGGGCCTGGCGATGCGCATCGTGGCGCACGTGAACCGGCTCAGGAACGCCCATCAGGATGAGGAGACTGCATGACCCATCCCGATCCGTCCTTCGCCCCCGCCGGGTCTCTGGGGCCCGGTGGGTCGAGCTATGGGCTGTCGGAGTTCGCCTCCCGCACCCAGACGGACTGGACCGATGAGTACGACGCCGAGATCCTGTCCCACTCCGTCGACCAGGAGGACTTCGCCAACCGCGTCAAGGAGTTCCTGGACGCCATGATGTCGGCGTTCGGCGGCAATCCGACGCCGCTGATCAATCTGATCGCCACCTATCAGACCGACACTCCGGTATGGATGAACATCTCGGGCTGGTCGTTCGCCGAGGCCATTCTGTCCGCTGCCTCCGCCGTCTTTCCTCCCCTGGGCAAGATCTCCCTGGGCCAGCTCGTGGCGGGAGAGTCCGACAACCTGCTGACCGGCTTCGGGGACTTCGGGTCCTCGGAGACCATCGCCGACGAAGGGGTATGGACCTGGGATGGCTCGGTAGGCCGTACTGACCCCGGATCGGCAAAAACCACCGCCGACGGGACGACCAAGGTCATCACCTCCGAGCTGATCGGCATCGGCGAGGGGCAGGTCGTCAACGTCAAGGCGTATGTTCAGTGGAACTCCCTCACCGGGTCCGGTGACATCTTCCAGCTCCAGCTCCAGACCTTCCTGGGTGACTCCCTGGTCGCCACGCAGAACATCGACACCGAGACCAATCCCGCCGCGTCGGGCTCGTGGACCTTGCTCTCCGGTTCCTACACCATCCCCGCCGGGGTCGACGGGGTACGGCTGCGCATGGTCGTACTGTCCAACGCCACTGCCGGGAACGTCTGGTACGACGATGCCAGTCTGACCGTCTCGGCCAGCGTGCTGCCCCAGGAGTGGATCGACAGCCTCCCCGAGGATCTGCAGGATGTCGTCACCGCCGGGGAGAACCTGGCCAACAACATCAACGGCGCGATCGATGACGCGATTACGGGCGGTATCGCCCTGGGCACCGGCATCATCGCCGACGTCTTCCCGACCATCGCCAACGTCTTCGGCATCGCCAAGTCCGCACAGATTCAGATCAATGAGCTGACCGCCGCCAGCCAGAACCCCGGCAACTCGGGCTATGACGGGATGAATTGGCAGACGATCTTCGCGGGCGCTGACGGGGCGGCGCTGTCGGGCACCGACTGGCCGCTGAAGAACGGCATCACCATCCGAGGGTCAAATGGCTATGCGGGCATCCAGTCCGGGGCGTCGACCAACAGCAACTACTATGCGCTCGCCGCTGCCCTCTACACCCTGCCGACTCAGTACATCGCCTGCGTGCTCGGCGATTCGGGCAAGGAGGACCAGTACACCTACATCTGCCTGCGGTGCAATTCTGCGATGACCCAGCTCATGTACGCGGGCATCACGCAGGACGACATCATCATCGGTACCGCATCGGGCACCGCCGGATCGTGGGGAACGACCTCCAACCTGGCCAGCGCGAGCGTCTCGATCAAGACCGGCGACATCGTCGCCTTCCGTGTCAACGACTCCGGGGTGTTCCAGATCCTGGTCAACAACGTGGTCCGGCTGCAATATGCCGACGGGTCGAACACCTATTCGGCGAATCGCTATGGCGGATTCATCATGTCCAAGCAGACCATCATCCTCACCTACGAGTCGTTCCGCATCGCGTCGATCACGATGTCGGACTGGGTGATCCCCGACGCCACGGTGATCACATCGACCTGGGCCGGGACGCTCGCCCAGTACAACGCGATCACGACCAAGTCGAACACGACGATGTACGTGGTGCTGCCATGAGTTCGCCGCTTGAAGAAGGGTCCAGGACCACACCAGGATCGAACATCACGCTGCAGATGCCCGCGTGGGCGACGCTGATGGACTACATCCTGGTCGCGGGTGGTGGCACTGGTACCTACGGTTCTCCCAATTACACTCCGGGACAACCCGGCTATTACGGGCAGGCGCTCTACGGATCGGTCAAGGTACTCCCCGGCCTGAACATGACCTACACGGTGGGGAATAACGCAGCCAACAGCATTCTGCATATCGGGTCGACCACCATCACCGCGACACAAACCACGACGCGGGGGACCCTTAGCCGGACGATCGATGTCACGCCACTCAAGGTCAGCGATCCTGGCGTTGCCGACCCCTGGTCCAAGCTCATCGGCCTCAACGGCGCTGGAGGGGCAGCAGGAGCGGCGGGTGACGGTACTGCAGGCAGTGGTGGTGCGGGCGGTGCGGGCCAGTCCGGTGCCTTGTTCTGGCGCTTCCGCATCGGCGCACAGGAGGTTCGGGTCGGCACACAGATCGCCACACGCATCTACATCGGCACATCGGCACCGGACACGATCAGAATCGGTACGACGCAAGTATGGGAGAAGTTTCTGCAATGACAGCACCAGACCCGGAAGAGCACGTCACCTTCGTTCACCCCGAACTCCCCGACATCACCTTCGTGGTGACCAGAGGCTCCGGTGGGCTGTCGGGGTTCCCCTCAAACTGGATCGCGGTCACCGGGTATACCGACTGGGGCACCGAGGACGCGCAGAAGATCCCGACCGGCTCGGGTGGCTGGGCGGGTCCGTAATGGCATGGTCGGTGAACGGTCCCGATGCCCCGACGCCCGCACCGCGTCAGGGATGGTCGGTCGCTGGCCCGGACCCGCAGACCACCACGAAGCCGGGATGGTCGAATGTCCCGCAGGCTCTCGCCGCCGACATCGGTGTCGGTGAGGACTTCGCCAGCATCATCGCCCATCTGCTCGCCCAGGACTCGGGCGTCGGTGAGGATTCGGCCAGCGCCCTCATTACCGCCGCATCCATCGTGGTTGCCGACTCCGGTGTCGGTATCGACAGTGCGGCGCTGAAGCTCCATCTGCTCAGCTCTACCGACTCCGGTGTCGGTGTGGATAGTGCCACCGCCGTCTACAGCTACGTCGCACCGGCCACCACCAGCTACACCACCGCCGGGGCGTTCACCTACACCATCCCGCAGTGGTGCACGCACATCGACATCCTCGCGCTCGGTGGTGGTGGCGGCGGTCAGGGCGGTGGCTGGGTGCTGGCCAACCAGGGTGGTCTCGGCGGGCTGTGGGCATGGACGACCATTCAGCGCGGCGTGGATATCCCGTGGTCCACCTCATCGCTGAGCGGGACGGTCGGCACCGCAGGCAACGGCAGTTCGACTTCAGCGTCTCCCTCTGCCGGTGGCGCTGGCGGAACCACGTCGGTCACCATCCCCGGGAACGCGACGCTGACCGGCTCGGGTGGTTCCGGCGGCAACGGCAACGCCACCGGCATCAGCAATCAGCGCGGCGGTCCGGCCCGAGGCGGCAACACGGGATCGGAGAACAAAGACGTGCTGCTCAACGGTGTGACCTATACGGGCGGTGCGGAACAGACCAGCTCGGCCAACGGCAACGCTCCGGGCGGCGGTGGACCCGGTGGCAACGCCTTCGCCAACGGGCGCAACGGTGCGGTCGGTAGAGCGATTTTTCTGGCATACCAGGCATAGGAGGATTCATGGCGTGGGTCAACTCAAACGACGATGTCATCAGCCACGTGGTGGCGCGGCTGAACCTGGCCGACAATACCGCCAACCTGACCGACAAGCTCACCTATCAGAAGCAGGCCAGCGCCATGGCCCAGATGATCCATGCCCGCTACTACGACCTGAGCATCAGCACCATCGACGGCGGGACGGCCTGGCGGACCAAGTATCTCAACCAGGCCGACACCGCACTCACCAGCGCCATCAACGCGGCCAACGAGACCGCCAGGACCAGCTATGCCGATCAGGTGGCCGCGCTGTCGCAGTGCGTCATCGGGGCATGCATGGGTGCAGCCCACACGATGTACGAGGAGGCATAGTCCATGGCCAAGACGACAGCGCACATGAGGGCAGTGTGTGACCTCATCGCGGGTCAAGGTGCGCTCATCAAGCTCCACTCCGCCGATCCGGGAACCACCGGAGCCAGCGTCATCGCCACTACCCCGGCATCAGGGACGACGACCTGGGGTGCGGCGGCGGACGGGACCGATGGTGACGCGGGGAAGGCGGTGGCCACCGGCAGTGCCGTGGCGCTGACCATGCCAGCCTCCACCACCGCGACACACTTCAGCGTCTCCACGGGCGGCGGTACGTTCCTGCGCGGTGCCGCTCTGGATGCGCCGATCACCACCGGAGCCGGGACGGTCAGCGTCGATGTCACGCCGAAGACGAAGTTCAGCTAGGAGAATGGGATCATGCCAGCGATACTCGGGTTCGTACCCAACGAGGCGTATCTGATCCTGGCCACCGGCCAGGACTTCGTCTGCACCATCCGGTGCCCGGACGAACAGTGGGCGGTCGGCACCACGGCGACCCTGGATATCAACGGCACCACCTGGCCCGCCACGGTGGACGAGTCCGAGGCGACCGCCGTCTTCCGCGTCGAGTCCGACGAGACCGATCCGATCATCGACGGGACACCGTTCGCGATCTACCTCAGCTTCCCGGACACGCCCGATCCGATGGACTACAAGTGGTTCCGGGGCATCGTGAAGAGGGTGGACTGACATGATCGACCTCACCAACACCGTCATCACCGTCCCGTCGCCGGGATCGGTCGTCCTCACCACCCCGATCCCGCCGCCCGAGGTCGAGGCCGGACCGGAGGGGCCTGCCGGAGCCGACGGGCTCAGTGCCTTCGAGGTCGCCCTGGCCGAGGGATTCGTCGGCACCGAGCAGGAGTGGCTGGACTCCCTGGTCGGTCCTCAGGGCCCCGTAGGCGCGGATTCCACCGTTCCGGGGCCTCAGGGACCAGAAGGGCCCGCTGGCTCGGCAGGAGCCGACGGAGCCGACGGACAGAGTGCCTACGAGCTGGCGGTGGTCGAGGGATTCACCGGCACCGAGTCCGAATGGCTGGACACCCTGCAGGGACCGCCGGGGGCCGATGGAGCCGATTCGACTGTCCCTGGCCCACAGGGCGAGAAGGGCGACACCGGGGACACCGGGCCTCAGGGACCGGCAGGTGCTGATTCCACCGTTCCCGGACCCGAGGGTCCCGAAGGTCCACAGGGTCCTGCAGGTCCCCAAGGCGATCCTGGAGCTGATTCCACCGTTCCTGGTCCCGAAGGTCCGCAGGGACCCGCTGGAGCCGACGGAGCCGATGGCGCTCAGGGCATCCAGGGGATTCAGGGTCCGCAGGGAGACGTCGGACCACAAGGACCGGCGGGAGCCGATGGAGCCGACGGTGCGGCAGGTGAATCCACCGACATCGCCGCCTATCGGTTCAGCACCACCACGACTGCCGGTCCGTCGGCGGGGCGCGCGCAGTTCAACAACGCGGCGGCGGCATCGACCACCGTGATCTGGGTGAGCGCCGTGACCAACACCTCGGTCAACATCCTCAACTATCTGCTGGTGCTCAAGGCCGAAGACAGTCTGTTCTTCCAGGTCCCCACCGACAGCACCAACTTCCACCGGTTCACCATTACCGGACCCGCCGTCGACCACACCAGCTACGTCGAGCTGCCGGTGTCGTGGGACTCATCGGGAGCAGGCTCGGCGGCAGCCTTCTCGAACAACGCCGACCTCCGGGTGGCGGCACTGCGGCAGGGTATCCCCGGTCCCACCGGGCCACAGGGACCGCAAGGTGATCCTGGCGCAGACGGAGCTGACGGTGCCGATGGCACCAGCGTCACCGCCGTGGTCCTCACCCAAGCCGCCTACGACGCGCTCGGGACCTACGATCCCGACGTAATCTACTGTGTCTCAGGGTGATTCATGCCGCTCATCGACTTCAACAACCGCGACGCGATCTACCTCGGTGACACCGAGCTGGACCGGGTGTACGTCGGTGCCACGAAGGTGTGGGAGAAGTCGTCGGTAGTACCGGGGTCGATGGCCAGCCTGATCGATGCCTTCAGCTCTCAGGACACCGCCAAGTGGGACTGGTACGGGTCGGCGGCGGTGTCGAGCGGGCAATTGGTGCTCCCCGCCAACAACGCCTACTCCTCGACGGTCTTGTCCACCGATCATTACGACCTGACCGATTCCCAGCTCGTCATCGAGATGGTGTCCATCCCCAACGTGGGCAATGGGAGCACCGAGTGCTCGGTCGACCTGACCGACGGCAGCAACAACGCCCTGCACACCATCTATGCCGGGGGGAACCTGCTCTTCCGCGAGACCGTCGCGGGCGTCAACAACGGTACCGCCGTGACCTACAGCGCCACCGCCCACCGCTGGCTGCGGATCAGAGAAGCCGGTGGGACGGTGTACTGGGAGACCAGCCCGAACGGGGTGACCTGGACCGTCCAGCGCAGCAAGACCGTGGGCATTGACGTCACGGCGCTCTACGCCTCGCTCAACTCGGGGTATTGGGGTACCGAACCCTCTCCGGGGTCGGCGATCTTTGACAACGTGAATCGCCCACCGTCGTACACTGTGCCTCCCATCGAGAACACCACGTTGACCGATGAGCCGGTCCCGGCGGGCACCGCAGGCTGCTACGTCACCCTGCTCGGCGCGGGAGGCGGTGCGGGGTCGGCACGAAACGCCTCGTCGGGCAACGCGTACGGCGGCAGCGGCGGAGGCGGCGGTGCCAAGGTGTTCCGCACATTCATTCCGGTGGCAGATCTCGGTTCCACCTACAGCGTGACGCAGGGTCTCAAGGGAGTGGCGGGAGCTGCTGTCAGCTCCGGTGACGGCAATCCCGGTACCGATGGAGGCAACTCGTCCTTCGTCTCCGGGTCTGTCTCTCTGGTTGCTGGTGGAGGCAAGGCCGGACTCGCAGGCACCACGAGTGCAGCGGCAGGAGGAGCCAAAGGGACGACGAGCGTCTCGGGGGTGACCGGGGCAACCGTCGCGGACGGAACAGCCGGTGGTGGCAGCGGGGAAGACGGTGTGAACAACACCCTGGGCGGCGCTGCAGGCGGTGGAGGAGGTTCTCTCCGCGTCGCCTCCACCTACGGCAACTCCGGCAAGGGCGGTGACACCACCACCGGAACCGGTGGTCTGTCGAACAATTCGACCGAAGCCAACTGCGGAGCGGATCAAGCGTCGGGCGACCCCGGACCCGGTGGTGCCGGACGTCGCTACAGCTCCTACAGCGGCACCGGAGACAGCAACCGGGGCGGCAAGTACGGAGGTGGCGGAGGTGGTGGCTTCTCCAACCAGATTGGTGGACCCGGTGGTGACGGCTATTCCCTGGTCGAGTGGGTCAACGAGGCTCCCTGATGTTCCCTGTGAGCAAGCGCCAGGACCGTCACCCGTTCTACCTCTCTCTGAACGCGGGTTTCTTCATCATCGGATTGACATTGCTGACGAGCACCTCACCCCAGTCAGTCACGTCGGAGATGGACGCCGCGACGCGAAACTGGCTGACTGCCGCGCTCATCCTCGGATCGGTGTTGTGCCTCATCGGCTCAGCCATCCCACACCGCAACGACGAGCGTGTGGCCGATGCCTTCGGGTGCTGGGGATGCGTCTCCATCGCGGGGGCGACCGGGTCGTTTTCGATCTACCTGTTCAAGGAGCACCTGTTCTTCGGCACCCTGTCGGGGCTGATCGGATTCCTCAGCATCGCCTCACTGTGGCTGGCTGTGCTGTTGGGCGCACGCATGTTCTCGCTCACCCGTGAGTTCGCGGAGCGACGATGAATCCGGTCACGGTCGGCCTCGTCGTCTCGGTGATTTCCGCTATCTCCGGGCTGGCCGCTGGTCTCGGAGCCATCTTCATCCTCCCGATTAAACGCAAGGCCGAGCTGGCCACCGCCGAGAAGGCCGAAGCCGAGGCGCACATCCTGGCCAGCGACCTGGCTCAGCGACGCATCGCGGTGGCCAACGAGATCATCGATCGGCAGTCGAAGCTGGAGCGGTACGTCATCGAGCTGGTGCACTGGCAGGGTGAGCTGGTCCTCAAGCTGCGCCAGCAGGGCATCGAGTTCACCGACCCGCCGCAGATGCCGGAGTAGTCAGTCCCCGCCCACATCATCGATCAGCACTTCCACCAGGCTGTTGAGAGAGGTGGTCAGTCGGGGAGGTTCGGGGATATCGGAGATGCCGTGCTCGTCCAGGATCGCTGTCACCTTCTCCATCCACTCCTTGACCGCGACATTGTCCTCGACCAGCCCGACGATCACCTTCTGCTGGCGCAGGATGACTCGCTTGTCCTGCTCCCGCTGCTCCATGAGCTGACCGAGGAGCACCTTGGCACCCTCGGCGACTGTGCTGGCCGCGTCGGCGTGGTTCTTGGCCCACAGAAACATGCCACCGACGACCGAGGCGAGGAAGGTGAACAGCCCTCCGCCGACGATCGCGACCACGATGGCGTTAGCGTCCATCGTCGTCCTCCCCGGCGTTCGGGTTGAGCCGGTCAGGCAGACGGGCATCGATCATCGGCGGAGCCATGATCATCGCCACGATCACATAGATCGAGGCCAAGGTGAACGAGCCGACCACCACCGCCCACGAATCATCGCCCCTGTTGGCCGAGAACGACGCCATCAGGGCAACCAGGGCATACCACATCCCGCCCGACATCAGCCCGAGCGCACAGACCCACATCAAGCGGAAGGCCAGTCCGCCGACGATCTCGCCACAGATGATGAACGAGCCGATACCCCACCACATCGGATGGTCCAGTCCGAGGATGGGGCCGGGCTCGGACAGGAAGATCACCCCCTGGAACCCAGAACTCCCGGCCAGGATGATCACGATGAACAGCCGGACCAGGACAGAGACGAAGGGAGGCAGTGGATGAATGTACGGCGGCAT